ACCGAACCCTCCGGCCGTCGAGCCTAAAACGCCCGACGACGTGCCCTTCTTCGTGGAGGACGCCGAGGCCGACCGTCTGGTCGCCCTGAAGGTCGCCGTCGTCGTGGAGGGAACAGCAGCACCGGCGGCGGATCCGGCCCAGCAGGATCCCGCGCCTGACGATCAGGGCGCTCTCGTCTACAACGAGGACATGAAGCTCGACGAGCTCAAGGACGTCGCCCGCAGCGTCGGCGCGACCGAGGACGAGCTCAAGAGCCTCCGCTCCAAGAAGGACGTCATCGCTCTGATCGACGAGATCGTGAACGAGGAAGGCGACGCCGACCTCGCCGGCGAGGACTCTGAGGACGCCCCCGACGTCGGCGCTGCCGACCCCGTGTAAGGAGGGCAGCATCATGATCAAGATCATCAAGGGCGTCTACACCACGGAAGCACCGAACGAGGCCGGCATCTACGAAAGCAAGACGCCGGCCTCTGATCCATTCGAGCAGTCACCGGCCAAGGAAGCCGAACTGGTCGAGCTGGGCGCGGCTGAGTACGTGGAAAAGCCCGAGGAAAAGAGCGAGAAGCCTGCGGCAGGCGCGACCGCAGCAAAGCGCAAGAAGGACAAGGAGACCGCCTGTGAGCCTTAAAGATCAGGTCGCCGCAGATCTCGACCGCGTTTTTCTGAACGTGGACGACTTCGCGGAGGAACATCTGATCGAGGGCGTGAGCGTGATCTGCGTGGTCAATGAGGACACCGTGAACAAGATCAAGGACGGCAGGATCGTCGGGCACGTCGAAGCTGACATGATCATCTTCGGCAAGACTGAGCTGCTGCCGGCCGAGCGCGGTCCGGAGTCCATCATCAACGTCGACGGCAAGGAAATGATCGTCGTGAAGTGGGCCGGATCCATGGGCCTCACGGAGATCGCGCTGCGGCAGAACGTCACCATGTAAGGAGGGAACGACATGACAAACACCGAGATCATCGAGAACCTGACCGCATGGGTCGACGAGAACATCTGCAGCAAGGTCCAGCTCAAGACGCCGACGGACAACTCCGTCGGCTCACAGGTCCAGTACGTCAAGCCGGTGGCGTTCGCGCTTTTCGTCCCGGCGAAGGACCGGATCCCGCCCAACGTGGCCGCCCCGATCCCGTCTATCTGCGTGCAGGTAATGGAGGCCAAGGACCACATGACCGAGCACAAGCGGAACATGAAGATCCGCCTCGCGGTCGCGTGCTGGAACCCCGGCACGCAGAGCGGCGAGATCTTCGTCCCTCACCCGGCTGAGGACGCGCCATTCGGCGTGGCCTTCACACAAGGGGCAGCAGAACAGAGCTACGTGAGAAACCTCGACGGCTGGAAGGACCTCTGGAACCTCATGGACGTCGCGCTCCGCGAGATCGAGGGCACCGAGTTCTTCGCCGGCGTCCGTCTGATCAAGGAGCAGGACATCGAGTTCGGTCCCTTCGTCGAGGACGGCGCGATCTGGGACTACTACCCCTACTGGAACGGCTGGATCAGCTTCAACATCGAGGCGGGTCTGGTCACTCGAACCCCTAAATCATATCAAGACCTACTATAAGGTCAGAAGGAGGACAACACCATGGCATACAAGCACGGCGCCTACGGCGAAATCACCAAGAGCAAAGCCGTGGCCGCGGCTCAGGCCGACACCGTACTGGTCTACGTCGGCACCGCCCCGGTCCACCTGATCTCTGGGTATTCCGCCGCCGGCATCATCAACACCCCGGTCCGTCTCCGGAACATGGACGAGGCGAGAGCCACGTTCGGCTACCTCGACGACTGGGACAGCTACACCCTCTGCGAAGCCTTCGCGGAGCACTTCAACAACTCCGTCGCGAACAGCGGCCCGATCTACGTGATCAACGTGCTGGATCCCGACACGCAAAAGGACACGCAGGTCACGCTGAACAATCAGGACCTCTCTGACGGTCCCGTGAAGATCAGCAACGGCCACAACGTGATCCTCGACACCGTCGGCGTGACCGGCAAGGTGAAGGGCACCAACTTCGACGTCTCCTACGACGCCGAGGAGGACGTGGTCGTGATCACCCCGATCACGACCCTGACCGCGACCGAGACGATCACCTACTACCCGATCAAGGTCTCCCTCGTGACCAGCACGACCATCATCGGCGCGGTCAACGCGGACGGCACCTCGACCGGCCTCGCTGCGATCAAGCAGCTCTACCCCAAGTACAACGCGGTCCCGAACCTGATCGCCGTCCCCGGCTGGTCCGACACCCCTGCGGTCTACACCGCGATGGTCGCCGCGTCTCAGAAGATCAACGGCCACTGGGAGGCCTTCGTCATCGCGGACATCCCTGCGAACTCGACGGTCGACACCATCGCGAAGGCGAAAGCATGGCAGACGACCAACGGCTACACCAGCGAGCGCTCGAAGGTCTGCTGGCCCAAGAAGATCGACGGCTCCGGGAAGGTCTACCACCTCTCCACCACCTGCGCGGCGACCATGCTGCGCGTCGACCTGAGCCACGAGTCCGTCCCGATGGAGAGCCCCTCCAATAAGGAGATCATGGCGACCGGTCAGTACTTCGGCGCCGGCGTGAGCAACCCCGGCTACGATCAGGTCGAGGTCAACGACCTGAACGAGGTCGGCATCACCTCGCTCTGCTTCTGGGACGGCCGCTGGGTGCTCTGGGGGCCTCATACTGCTGCCTATAAGTTCGGCACCAGCATGGATCCCCGCGGCATCTTCGACGTCAACTTCAGGATGCTCGAGTTCATCACCAACGGCTTCCTGCGCCGCCGCGGCGTGGAGATCGACGGCCCGATGACCCTCGGCCTGAAGGACAGCATCATCAACGCCGAACAGGAGGAGCTCGATCGTCTCGTCGGTCTGGGCGCCATCATCGGGGACCCCTCCGTGGAGTTCCTCGAGAGCGCGAACAGCACCAACGACATCGTGCAGGGCGACTTCGTGTTCGACATCCAGTTCACGAACACGCCGCCGTTCAAGAGCGGCACCGCTCGCGTCTGCTACACCGACGACGGCTTCGCGGCCTATTTTGGAGGTGAATAATCATGGCATGGATGGACATCAAAGGCGCGGTAGTTGCTGACACCGTCTACTGCGACGGCGCTCTCTGCGCCAAAGACGTGAGCTTTACCCTGCCCGGCCTCAGCTTCCTGAGCGCCGATGTGCAGGCACTCGGCAACATGAGCGTCCCCCTGATCGGACTGCTCGAGAATATGCAGGCGTCGATCACCAAGGTCGGCCTCGACATGGGCTTCAGCAAGATGAACCGGCTGGTCAAGCACACCATCGAGTTCCGCTGGGTCCAGAGCGTCGTCAAGAGCGACGGCAGCGTCTCGCAGGAAGGCTGCAAGGCCTTCATCAGGACCATGCCCGCCTCCACCCCGGACCTCGGCGTGGAGATCGGCAGCGCGTCCGAAATGGAAAGCACCTACAACGTGAGCCGGATGCAGATCTATTGCAACGGCGCCGAGGTGCTCTGCGTCGACCGCCTCGCTCCGACCCTGAAGATCAACGGCGTCGACTACTACAAGCAGATCAGCAGCCTGCTCTAATGCAGGCAACAAGCACGGGAGCCCCGGCCGTCGTCGGTCGGGGCTTTTTGTGCCGGAAAATGAAAGGAGACCACCATGAACAGCATCAAACTGAAGAACCCGATCACCATCAACGGCAAGCAGGTCAAGGAGCTGACCTACGACACCAACGCGATCACCGCCATCGGCTTCGTCGAAGCTGAGGCGAAGCGCAAGACCGCCGCCGGCCGCTCCGTGAACATCACGCCCGCGGTCGAGTTCGACTTCGGCCTGCACCTCTATCTCGGCTTCGCTGCGATCATCGCGGTCAACCCCGAGATCGACTGGTCGGATCTCGAGCGTCTCCATGGCGCGGACGTCGTGGAGGTCACGGGGATCGGCCGAAATTTTATTCTGAAATCGGAGGACGAGGAGTCACCGGCAAGCGAGTCCGCAGAGCCCTCCGGGACTACGCCCGCGTCTACCACACCGGCGTCACAGAGCTCGAAAGAAAAAGCCTGATCGACTTCCTCGTGGAGTACGCGGAAGCCGCTGAACAGCTCAGCGAGGAGCAGGAGCGGCAGAAACAAAAGCAAGGAAACAAGCCGCGGCTATATAAGCCGCAGAAAAGGAGGTGATCGCATTGTCTAAACAGCTTGAGGCCGTCGTCAGCATCGCGGGCAGTCTCTCCCCGAGTCTGGAAAAAAGCACCAAGAGCGCGACTGACAAGCTCGGCGGCCTGAACGACAAAGCGATCGCCGTCGGCGTGGCCGTGGGGGCCGGCGTCATCGCCATCGGCAAGGCCGTCTTTGAGGCCGGCGAGTATCTCGCGGACCTCGGCGGCAAGTTCGACGAGGTCGAGGACACGATCCGGATCGGCACCGGCGCCACCGGCGATGCTCTGGACGGGCTGCTCGACAGCTTCGACAACGTCTACTCCTCCGTCCCGACCACGATGGAGGACGCCTCCAAAGCGATCGCAGACTACAACACACGGCTCGGCCTCACCGGCACGGCCCTCGAGGACATCAGCGTCCAAGCGATCCAAGTCGCCGATATGCTCGGCGAGGATCTCGGCACCGTCATCGAGACCTCCTCGAAGGCCTTCCAAAACTGGGACATCGAGGCCGAGAACATGGGCGACGCCATGGACTACATCTTCAAGGTGAGCCAGAGCACCGGCGTCGGCTTCTCTGATCTCATGGGAACGCTGCAAAGCTCCGGAGCCATCCTGCAGGAGTGCGGGTACAGCTTCGAGGACGCTGCGACGCTCCTCGGGCAGGTCGAGAAGGCCGGCTACGACTCGAGCACGGTCATGACAGCCCTGAACAAGGCCGCGAAGAAGGCAGCAGCCGACGGCTTCACGAATATCAACGAGGGAATAGACTCGTACATTGACGCCATCCTGAACGCAGAGAGCTCGACGGAGGCGTACAACATCGCCTGCGAGGTGTTCGGAACCAAAGGCGCGGCCACCATGGTCGAGGCGGTCGAGTCCGGAGCGCTATCCCTCGAGGATCTCGAGGCAGAGCTGAAGGCGTCCAGCGAAACGATCGGAGGAGCCGCAGAGGACACCTACGACTTCGCGGAAATGCTGCAGCTACTCAAACAGAAGGGCGAGGTCGCCCTGAAACCTCTCGCGAACGCCGTGTTCAAGATGATCAACGACCTCATGCCGATCCTGAGCAAGGCGATGGACGGCCTGATCCCGATCATCGAGCGCATGACGGAGAAACTGGTCCCGATCGTCGAGCAGATCGTCCCGAGCATCATGCCCCTCCTCGAGGAGCTGCTGCCGGAGGTCCTCGACATGGCGGCGGCCATCGCGGAGGAACTGATCCCCCCGATCATTGAGATCATGACCTCGATCCTGCCCGTGCTCGTGCAGCTGATCCAGATGCTCACCCCGATCCTGAAGGTCATCATCACAAACATCATGCCGGTCATCGTCAAGCTGGTCCAAAAGCTCATGCCGGTCCTCCTGCAGATAATCTCCGCGGTCCTACCCGTGATCACGAAGCTGCTCGAGACCCTGCTGCCTATCATCGGCCAGATCATCGACGCGATCCTGCCGGTCGTGATCAGCCTGCTCGAAATGCTGCTGCCTATCATCCAGCAGATCATCGAGAAGGTCCTCCCGATCGTGGTCAAGCTCCTCGAGACCTTCATGCCTATCATCACCGAGCTCTGCGACGCGATCCTCCCGGTCATCGTCGAGCTGCTCGAGGCGCTCATGCCTCTGCTCGAGCCGATCATCGAGATCCTGAGCTTCCTGATCGAGAACGTCCTGAACGTGCTGGCCCCGGTCCTCGAATGGATCGCCAAGACCATCGGCAAGGTCCTCGTCGCCGCGATCCGCGTCCTCGTGAAGGTCATCAAGGGCATCGTGAAGGCCATCCAGAGCGTGATCAACTGGTTCAAGGACTTCGGAAAGAACGCGGAGGAGATCTTCACAAAGGCATGGGAGACCATCAAGGGCGTCTGGTCGGCCGTCTCCGACTGGTTCAAGTCGAACGTGATCGACCCGATCGTGAACTTCTTCAAGAACCTCTGGGACGGCGTGAAGAACGCGGCGAGCACGGCATGGGACACCATCAAGGGCGTCTGGAAGGCCGTGACCAACTGGTTCGACACGAACGTCATCCAGCCCGTCGTCGGCTTCTTCACCGGCCTCTGGGATGGAATAAAGACCGCAGCGTCGACCGCGTGGGAAGCCGTGAAAACGGCATGGAACGCGGCGGCGACGTGGTTCGACACCAACATCATCCAGCCGATCGCGAACTTCTTCTCGGGACTCTGGGAAGGGATCAAGACGGCAGCATCTACCGCGTGGAACGCTATCAAGAACGCATGGAACTCGGCCGGCAGCTGGTTCAGCACCAACGTCACAGAGCCGGTCAAGAACTTCTTCAGCAACTCGTGGGAGAACATCAAGAGCGCGGCCTCTACGGCGTGGACAGGCGTGAAGAACGCATGGAACTCGGCCGGCAGCTGGTTCACCAGCAACATCACGAGCCCGCTCTCGACCAAGTTCTCGACGCTATGGAGCGGGATCAAGTCCACGGCCTCGACGGCGTGGGAAGGCATCAAGAGCTCCGCGAGCACCATCTTCAGCAACGTCTACAACACGATCAGCGAGAAGATGACGAACGCGAAGAACAAGATCAGCGGGATCATCGACAACATCAAGGGCTTCTTCAACTTCCAGTTCAAATGGCCCAGCATCCCGCTCCCTCACTTCTCAATCAGCCCGGCCGGGTGGAAGGTCGGAGACCTCCTGAAGGGATCCATCCCGAGGCTCTCGATCAGCTGGTACGCAGAAGGCGGCATCCTCGACAGTCCGATGCTTTTCGGGATGCTCGGCGGCAACCTCCTCGGCGGAGGCGAAGCCGGTCAGGAGGCGGTCCTGCCTCTCGACACCCTCTGGGAGAAGATGGCCACCGTGTTCCGACAGGTTCTCGCAGAACAGAGCGGCGAAAGCTACACCGCGCAGGCGGGCAAGCTGGTCGAGCTCGACAACTTCTCACTCTCTGAGCTAAGCGAAACGAACGGCGGCGTCACCGTGATCTACGACTTCAGCGGCTTCACATGGAGCCCGACGGTCGAAGGATCCGGCGGCAACGAGGACGACATCATGGCCAAGCTGCGCGAGCACGAGGCCGAGTTCTTCGACTGGCTCGAGGAGTTCATCCGCATGAGGGAGGTGAGCTGTTTTGCCTGATAGGATCACGGGCTACAAGTCCTACATCACACGGGAGGGCGACACGTTCGACGCTCTGGCTCTGGCCATGTACGGCGAAGAACGGCTCGCCCACCGGATCATCCAATTCAACCCGGACACGGCCGACGTGGTCGTGTTCGGGCCCAACGTGGAGCTCAAGCTCCCGATCTACGAGAGCGCCGACGCGCCGGAGACGCTCCCGCCATGGCGCCGAGGTGAGGAGACATGAGGATCCTCTACAACGGCGTCGACATCTACAACGACGTCAGCCTGAACTACGCGGTCCACGAAATGAACGCGGAGAAGCAGGCCGACACCCTCGTCCTCCGGTTCAATGACCCGCGAGGCGTATGGAGCAAATGGAACCCCCAACCCGGCGACAAGATCGCCTTCGAGCACGAGGCGGCAAAGACGGGGGCCATGTTCATCCACCAAATGAGGCCGGAGAACGGCCTCTACACGGTCAGGGCCATGTCAATGCCGATCAGCGGCAAGGTCAAGCGCTCGAAGTCGTGGGCCGCGGTCCACTTCTTCCAGCTCGGCACCGAGATCGCCGGCCGGCACGGCCTGACCCTCAAAGTCTACGGAGTCACGGATCAGGTCTACCCCTACATGGCGCAGACGAACGAGACGGACTTCGCGTTTTTTTCGCGGCTCTGCTCCCTCGAAGGCTGCCAGATGGTCATATACGACGGCAGCCTGATCGTCTACAACGAGGCGTACATCGAGCAGCAGACGGCCGTCGGAGAGCTGCAGATCGGCGAGGCCGGCGTCTTTAACTACAACGACGCCACGGATCTCGCCTACGGCAGCGCGGAGATCACGAGCGGCAGCGTCTCCGGATCCTTCACGGATCCGAACGCGACCACCGACAAGGTCCTCCGGCCGACGGTCCCGATCCGCGTGAACAATGCCGCGGAGGCGGCACGCTTCGCCAAGGGGCTCCTCAGGGAGGCCAACAAGAACGGCCAGACCGGGAGCTTTTCAGAGGCGCTCATGACCGGCTACGCTGCGGTCAGCATCATGAGCCTCAGAACCATGAAGGCGTCGGCGTGGGACGGGAAGATCTTCCTCACGAAGGTCCGGCACGACTACGTCGCGAACAAGAGCACCCTCCACTTCCGGAGGGTCATTTTGGAGGGCTACTAAATGGGAACGATCGAAAAAGGCACCATCGCGAGCCTGAACACCGCGAAGAACACGGCACGAGTGCAAACGAAGGCCGGGATCGTCACCAATGACCTCGTCGTTCCGTGGCACCTCAGGGGCGGCAGCGGCAACCTCGTGAAGGGCATGGAGGTCGTGTTCGTCGAGTTCGACGATCAGACCGGGATCCTGCTCGGCAGGGCCGACGGCAACTGGGGCTTCTACTTCACGGCAGGCATCACGGCCGCCGGGGACGTCAAGGCCGGCACGGTTAGCCTCCAAAAGCACACGCACAACTACACGTGGGGCCACGATCCGGGCAGCGGAACGACCGGGGCCCCGAACGGATAAGGAGGTGAGGACAGATGTCCACAATGGCGAAATGGAGGAACAAGACGTGGGCCGTCAGCCCTCAGGAAGTCCTCGCGCTCGAGAACCTCGCCTTCGCCTATGAACAGCAGGCCGACAACAACTCGAGCACCGAGAGCCAAGCCCCGACGAACCAGCGCGGGACGCAGCTCGTCCAGATGACCTTCAAGACGGTCCTGCACTCCGGCGCCGGCGTCGACGTCCGCAGGGAGATCGACGAATGGAAGGGCATGGTCACGCTGACCGGCCCCTTCTACCTGAACGGGCGGCAGCTCGGGCCCAAGTTCCAGCTCCGGAAGGTCGAGGTCAGCGACGTTCAGCTGGATAACTCCGGCCGGATGCTCCTCGCGACTCTGGCCTTCACGTTCAAGGAGTACGACAAGGACACCACCAGCGTCCCGGAGACGACCACGAGCGCCCTGAAGGTCGCGGCCACGCCGGCCGTCAAGAAGGAGGTCGCCAAGCCGAACACGCAGGTCCAGAAGGCCCCGGCGGTCGGCATCAAGGTCGGCGACTACGTCTACCCGACCGGCACGAAGTACTACACCGGCCAGAAGATCCCGGACTGGGTGAAAAAGCAGAAGCACAGGGTCGGCCAGATCAACGGCGCCAAGACCCTGATCGGCTACCCGGGCGGGATCACGAGCTGGGTCTACACCAACGAGCTCAGCCTCGGTTAGAAGGAGGAACGCCATGAGAAAAACAGGGAACAGCCTCCCCGAGGTCTGCGCTGCGAACATCCTCAGCACCATCCGCGGGGAGGTTGCCTACGAGCGGATCAAGGGAGTCGACGGCACCCTACACGGGCAGCCGATGAACACGGCCGCAGCCGAGGCGGAAACAGACGCCGAGAGGCAGCTCGAGATCTTCGAGCCGCGGATCGACGTCGACCACATCGAAGTCACCGGCAACGAGACCGGCGACTTCACCTATGACATCATCCTGAGCAGAAAAGAGGGAGAAAAGTGAGCAATCTCGATTTTATCGAAACGAACAGCGGCGTCATCCTGACCACCATCCTGCAGCAGCTCGAAAACGGATGCAGCGAACCGCTGTACCCGGGCGACGAGCGCCGCATCTTCGGCGAGTCGGCTCTGGCACCGCTTTTTGTTTCTCTGTTCTCGCTCGTCAATGACAGCTGCAGACAGAAGATGCTCCGCTACGCACGGGGCGAGGTCCTCGATGCTCTGGGCGAGAACTTCAAGGTCTACCGCGAGAGCCCGAAGCCGGCGACGACGACCCTGCGCTTCTCGATCGGGGCAGCCATCGCGTCGAACATCACGATCCCGGCCGGGATCCGCTGCACCAGCGACTACGACCGATACTTCGCGACGGACTACACGGTCGTCCTGCAGGCCGGCAGCACCTACGTCGACGTCACGGCCACGGCAGAGAGCGGAGGCGAGAGCGGCAACGACATCGGCGTCGGCGAGATCAACACCATCGTCGACATCAGCCAGATCCCGCTCGTCGACGCGGTCACGAACATCGTGGCCACCGGCGGCGGCGTTGACGAGGAAAGCGACGACGCCTACCGCGAGCGGATCCGGAACTCCGGCGACGCCATCAGCACGGCCGGCCCTGCTGCTGCCTATCGCTACTGGGCGATCGCGTCCAACCCGGCGAGGATCTCCGACGCCATCGTCGAGAACCTGATCCGGACGAGGACGGAGGAGCTCAGCGTCTACACCAAGAGCGGCACGGCCTACGCCTTCATCGGCGGAAGCGACCTGCAGAAGGAGACGCTCGTCATCAAGAAGCACGGGACCAGCACGGTCGCGGCCCTGACGAGCGACTATTCGATCACCTACGACGACCGGCTCCTGACGATCACCATCGTCCCGGGCGGCATCCTCGCAGGCGAGTCCACGATCGACGTCGAGATCGACGAGATCGCAGACGGTGAGGTCGTCATCACGCCGGTCTGCTTCGGCGGGGAGATCCCGACCGCGGCGGATCTGGCCACCGTGCTCGCCAAGTGCAGCGCGAACGACATCCGGCCGCTCACGGACCACGTGACCGTCAAGGCCCCGGACGTCGAGTACTACGACATCAGCCTCGTCTACTACACGACGGCGGCCGAGGAGCCGGCCTGCGTGGAGACGGTCGAAGGCGACGGCGGAGCGATCGACCGCTACGTCTACTGGCAAGGCAGCAGCCTGAAGCGGGACATCAACCCCGACTACCTCAGGAAGCTGATCCTCGCCCCGGACTGGGAGGGCGCCGTCGGCGCCACCATGGTCCAGATCACCTACCCGGCATATACAGACCTGCCTGGGACGACCCTCGCAAAGTGGTCCGGCAATCTGACCGTCAGCCACATCGTCAAGGAGGGGGTGAACTAAATGGGCCAGAAGATCAACGCCCCAAACTCCCTCCGGCTGCTCCCGCAGTTCATGAGGAAGGACGAGGCCAACATCGCGCTCGCCAAGGCGGTCGACGAGCTGATCAGGGACCCCGGAAGCCGCGCCAAGCAGCTCCGCGTCTGGGATCAAATCGACGAGCTGCCTGAGGCTCAGCTCGACGAGCTCGCGTGGGAGCTGAACGTCGACTGGTACAAGACCAGCATGACGATCGAAGCCAAGCGGGCGACCATCAAAAACGCGAGGCTGATCAAGGCCCACCGCGGCACGAAGTACGCCGTCGAGGAGCTCGTCTCGAGCTACCTCAGCAGCGGCGTCGTCGTGGAATGGTACGAGGTGAACGGCAAGCCCTTCACCTTCTACATCTGCACGACGGAGGACGTCCCGAACGGCAACGTCTACAACGAGTTCATCGAGGCAGCGAACGCAGCCAAGAGCGCCCGCTCGCGCCTGCTGGGCGTCTACGCCTACATGGAGCACACGATCGCGGTCCTCGCGAAGCACGCCGGCGGCGCCGGCGCCTTCGTCTACGTGAAGGCGGGCACCCGCCCGCGGATCGTGAACGTCGGCGGGCTCGGCTCCATCACGGTCCTCGCCGAGCACGAAACAGAGCCGGGGATCTTCGGATATACGAGACCGGGCCCCGGCGCCATCACCGGAGGCAGGCTTCACCCGCAGAACGTGGGCGGCCCGAATAAAAACATCGCACAATCGGGTCCGGAGACGATCCCGTCCGCCTTCCCCTATGTGAGGTGCGGGACCCGGGTCTGCGGGGCCTAAGAAAGGAGGGCACACCAATGGCATTCTACAAGAACGACTTCCTCGATCAGCGTCGCCGTCAATGGCTCGCAGCGATCGACAAGGTCCAGCTCAAAGTCGGATCCACGTGGTACAACGCAGAGCTGCAGACGAAGGAGATCCAAGGGACCAGCATCGTCCTGATCGCCGTCTGCTCCGCGCTCGACAACGTGGCCGGCACGATCTCCGGCTCGCGCATCATCGACCGCCGCGGGATCGTCGCGGCCGAACAGGCCGAAAACATCACCAAGGCCTCCGGGCAGGGCGCCATGATCAAGATCGTCCTGCCTGTCATTGAGGACGAATAAAGGAAGGAGGAAACCAGACAATGTTCAAGCCTACGAAATGGAAGGACGAGATCCTCGACACCACGCTGACCACGGAAAGCGCGACCGGGACCGGCTCGAAGGTGAACTTCAGCATCACCGCCAAGCCCCCGTTCGTGGCCAAGGTCACAGTCGCCGGCGTCCGCGTCTACGACTGGATCTACAACTCGGCCACCAACATCCTGAGCTTCGACACCGCGCCGGCGAACGGGGCCGCGATCGTGTGCTTCTACTACCCCGAGGTGCAGGCAGGAACGAACCAGAGCGCCGCCAACTTCAACAACATGGAGGCGGGCATCATGGAAGCGAACGCACTCGCGGCTATGAACGCAGCGTACCGCAGGTACGAAGCGGACGAAGCTCTGAACCGTGAGATCATCGCCATCGACGCGACGCTCACCGGTACGAGCGAGCAGTCGGTCGACATCCCCGCAGAGGCAACCAGACGCCGCCCCGACTACAACGTCGGGATCGAGATCAAGAGCGTGACCGGCGGTACCGCCGGCGACGTGATCATCACGACCAAGCAGGCGAACGGCGTCAAACTCAAATACAACGGCACCGCGAGCAGCATCGCGATCCGCTGCAAGGTATCGGGAGGGATGATCTAATGGAGGCACCGAACATCTGCATCAGAACCGACGAGCAGAGAGCTCACGAGGACAAGGTGCTCGCCTCCTACGGCGTCCGCCCTGATCAAGCAACCAAAGAACAGCGCGAATGTGCGCGCGAAATCAGCCGCAAAACGGCAGAAATTGAAAGGAGCATAAAGAAATGACTGTTTTCGAGAAAAACGTCGGCCCGAAGGTGGCCTACGAGGTCACTGGCAACAAGATCACGTTCGGAGACGACGAGATCACGCTGAACCTCTCCAAGTACGAGAGAGACGAGGAGGTGCAGATCGACATCTGCCGCGACGACGACCACATCCTGATCGCCGGCCCCTCCAAATACTTCGTGGCGAACATCATCATCCCGGCCCGCCAGTATGAGGACGACGAGCCCGTTCCCTTCGACATTGACAACGTGACGGCCGTGCTCTGGGCTCTGATCGACGAGGAGGTGTAAACCATGGGAGAAGTCACAAAGACACCGGCCAGCGACCTTGACGCCGCTGTCCGACTCCTGAGCGGTGGCACCAACGTCGCGATCTACAACGACCTCGGCCTCCCCTCCGTCTTTGTACGCAAAGACAAGGGACTGCTGAGCGACGTGATCGAGACCGAGAGCACGGCCGTCCATCCTGCGTTCCGCGTGAACCTCGCAGAGATCGACGCCTTCTACATGGGCAAATACCTCGCGACCGTTTACAACGGCTGCGCACTGTCCCTGCCCTTCATGGATCCGGCCGCGAACACCGTCCCGGCCGCTCACCGCGGAGCTGCCACCAGCAACTACGTGAACTTCAACAACGCGAAGATCTGGTGCGAGGCAAACGGTCAGGGCTTCCACCTTCCGACGATCGCAGAGTATGCGTGGATCGCTCTCCAGAGCCGCAGACGCGGCACAATGCCGCGAGGCAACAACGACTACGGAGCAGACTATTCCGCTGCGTGGGAGAAAGGCATCGGCTCCATGTTTGACAGCAGCAACAAAGTCAACAGAACGCTGACCGGCTCCGGCCCTGCTACGTGGAACGACAACTGGAAACCCGACGGCATCTGCGACCTGAACGGCAACGTCTACGAGTGGCAGGGCGGGTACCGCACTGTCGACGGCGAGATCCAGATCTTCGCCGACAACGACGCGGCCGCTCAGTATGAGCAGAACCCGGAGTCCACTCGCTGGAAGGCCATCCTCGAAGATGGCACGCTGGTCGCTCCCGGAACTTCCGGATCCCTGAAATGGGACTACAATGACGGAACCCCGTCGAGCGGCACCGGCAGCTATAGCTACCGCCTGAACACGCAGCTCGCCAACCCGGTCGACAACGGCTCGGCCTTCGGCTCGATCCCCTTCGCGTCTCTCGCAGCCGCGGCGGGTGTGGCCGTTCCGGAGCTCCTCAAAGCTCTGGCGCTTATGCCTGACGGCGCTGGCAGCTACGGATCCGACTATGCGTACATGAGAAACAGAGGCGAGCTCCTCGTGTTTCGCGGGGGCACTTGGGACTTCACGTTTGCCGCTGGTGGGTTCTGCACGGTCGGCACCAGTCCCCGCTCGGACTGCTACGCGTACTTCGGCTTCCGTCCCGCTTTTATTCCGGATATCTGATCTCTGTAATCTGGTAATCTGAACGAAGGCGTCCGGCCATCCGGGCGCCTTCATACAGTGATGCGGCCGCCGTGTTGTCATACCTTGGATGGCTGAAGCATTCTGACTCGTACCATTACTATCAAAAATAAGTGAAACCGTATATCAACATCAAACGCCTTAAGGAGGTTATCCGCAATGAAAACAAGAAGCAACGTCATGCCGGGCGCTGCTTATGATGTAGTGTGGCCGACACAACCGTAAGGGAGGGCTTGTCGATGAATGAACAAGAGATTTACCTCAAACTTAATGACCACGACCATGAAATCGGAAGTCTCAAACATAGGGTCAAAGGGTGCGAGGACAACCAAAAAGCCCTTTCAGAACTCATCCGCAGTGTGGACAAATTAGCCAACACCATGGAGAACATGATCAAGGAGCAAAAAGAGCAAGGAGAGCGCCTCGAGAGGCTCGAAAATGTCCCTGCTGACGACTTCAAGTATTACAAGAGGTTAATAGCAGGGTGCGTCATCACCGGCATTATAGGCGCAATTTTGGGAGCAGTACTCGTTCTCATATTAAAATAACAAGGAGGAAATAATCGTGAATCTGAAAAAATGCATTCTGACGGCAAATGACTGCTACAAGAAAGGCACAAAGATGACCAACGGAAAGCCGACCGGCATCGTTGTTCACAGCACCGGGGCGAATAACCCCACCTTAAAAAGGTATGTGCAGCCTTTGAAAACCGATGCAAACTATGCAGCCATTCTCGATGACATCGGAACAAATGTATACGGAAACCACTGGAATATGTCGGCCGCACAGATGGGGCGTTCCGTGTGCGTTCATGCCTTCATCGGAAAGACCGCCAAGGGAGAAATCGCTACATATCAAACCCTGCCGTTTGATATCTGCTGCTGGGGCGTAGGAAGCGGTTCCAAAGGATCGTATAACTACAACCCGACCGCACGCGTTCAGTTCGAAATCTGCGAAGATGGTCTGACTGACGAAAAATACTTCAACGCGGTATTCAAAGAAGCAATCGAGTTCTGCGCCTACCTCTGCAAGACCTACGGCTTCGGTGTCGACAAAATCAGTTCTCACCACGAATCCCATCTGCAGGGATATGGCGGAAACCACGCCGACTGCGACCACTGGCTGAAAAAGTTCGGCAAAACAATGGACTGGTTCAGAGCAGAGGTGCAAAAGCTGCTTGATGTTGATAAGAAGCCGAGCGCTCCTGCAGATAACCAGTCAGCAACATTTAAGGCCGGCGATGTTGTAAAAATCACCGGCTCTACCTATTACAGCGGCGCATCAATCCCGGCGTGGGTTAAGGCTAAAAATTGGATCGTAAAATCCGTGAGCGGTGACCGTGTTGTAATTGATAAGAGTACGGACGGCAAAAATTCCATTTGCAGTCCGGTTAAAGCAAGCATCCTCGCTATCGTAACCGCAGCTGCGCCGACACCGGCTCCGGCCCCTACACCGGCACCAATCAATACTCTTGCTGTCGGCGACAAGGTGCGGATGCAGAGCGGCGCCCCCGTATATGGGAGAACCTCGAAGTTTGCATCGTGGGTATACACTACGACACTGTATGTGCGCGAGATCAAAGGTGATAGAGTGGTCGTTTCCACATTGAAAACCGGTGCCGTTACCGGCGCGGTCGACAAAAAATATTTGACTAAGATTTAAGGAGGGTCACAACAATGGAACTTTTGAAAAACTTCGTATCCGAGTACGGGACCACAATTCTGTACACCATCTTAACCGCGATCGCCGGTTACCTCGGAGTATGGGCGAAAGGCTTGTATAGCAAGCACATAAACGACAAAACTAAAAAGGATGTCGCCAAAACCTGCGTGCAGGCCGTGGAACAGATCTACAAAGACCTGCATGGACCCGAGAAGCTGGATAAGGCTCTGGCATCGGCCTCCGAAATGCTGGCCGAAAAAGGTATCACCGTGACTGACCTCGAACTGCGTATGCTTATCGAAGCGGCGGTGTCAGAATTTAATGATGCGTTTAACCGAACCACCAAAAATACGAATGATGACGATGCTGAATCAGTCGGCATGACAGAATAGTAAAAGCCCCACCCCTTCATGGGAGTGGGGCTCTTTTTTTATTTCCTCAGTTCCTCGAGCCTACGCTCAATATCAAAGCGCATCGCCGTGTCCGGGTCCGCATCGAGTGAACCCTCGAAATATTTAATAGCCCCTTCGGTGTCGCCCTTGGCGGCCAAAAGGCACCCAATGTCGCGATAGATGCCAGAAGCTACTTCATTGTTGTCAACCCATCCTGCTGCCGAGTTAAGGCAGTCAATCCAGAAATAAAATTGTTCCTCGGTATATTCCTCCCCGTTTGCGGCAGCCTGTTCTATTCGATTTAAAACAGCAATGCGCATGGGGCCGCCCAGCTTGAGCCGCAGGGCATCATCAATCTGCTTGTCGTAGTCAGTCATCATTACACCTCACTTTTTATATGTTCCGTTGTCGCCGCGCGACAATCGGGTCGGCAACAGCGAGCAGCGGCACCGTCAGCACGAACACGGCCGGCGTCACGATGATCGTCGCCTCGTCGCCGAGTTCGGATAGGTGCATGATGGTGGAGCAAGATGCACCAAGGCCGAACACCTCGCCGGAGGCCTCCGCGAGGCCTTCGACGAACTGCAGATCGACCGTCTCGGCTCCCTGCTTCGTGTAATTGTAGACGATCCGGATCCGGTCGTCGTACAGATAGACGGAGTTCACGAAGTTCTCGATCACCTTCCATTGAAAGGCCGGATCCTTTGCGTCTCCGCCCCGGAACTTCTCGAGCCAGTAGATCACCTGCTCCCGGGAGAGCTGCGGCGTCTCGAAGCTGATCCGCTCGATCTGATCCTGCAGCTGCCGGCGCTGCTCCTCGAGCTCATACGCGAAGGCCAGCAGCCGGGTCCTGTTCTTCACGGTCAGGACTTCGAGGATCCGGAGCGTCTCCGCCTCCTCGTCGCTGAGCTCCCGCTGGTGGGTGGATCCATTCCGGACGATCAGCGTCGTGGCATTGTTGCCCTGCACGACGGCCGAGTTCTGGATATTCTGGGCCGCGATAGAGCGGTCGTCGACGTCTCCGATCAGATAGGACGGAGACACGCCAAAAAACGCGGCCAAAGCGGCCACGGTCGACATCTGCGGCTCCTGCGTCCCGTTCTCATATCGTGAGACAGAAAAATAATTACGGAAAACATCGAAAAACCTATTGACAACCGCCGCTGCATGACTATAATGGTACTCGTAAGCGATAACAAACGACAACACAACGACAACAAAGGCCCCGCCAAGAGGCGGGCGAAGATGAAAGGAGCACACCACCATGATGATCAACGAGTTCGAGAAACTGACCGGAACCTACCCGACCGCGGACCTCTACGCAGCCATCGAGGCCGCCTACTACGAGTTCGACGGCGACAAGGTCGCCTTCTGCAAGGCCTACACGGCAAACGCCGACGGCCTCGCCGAGCAGATCCGCGACAGCGTCAACGCGGCAGCGATCACCGCAGAGCGCGAGCACGCTGCAGAGCTCACCCGCAAGGACATCCAGATCGACGCCCTGACCAAGCAGGTCGAGCGCGAGCAGGAGTGGAAGCCCTACGTCGACACCAACAACTACGAGCAGGCCAGATACGACGAGCTCCGGAAGGCCGGCAGGGTCATGACGGACGACGAGGCGAAGGATCTCCTCTACGACGAGTTCGGCTTCGCCCGCGAGAAGGTCACGATCCTCCACAGCGTCCCGAAGTACGAGGTCAACCGTCACAGACAGCTCCGCAAGATCGGTGAGATCGAACGCCTCCCGCTCTACGACGCGACCGACTGGAACTACATCCGCTTCGACTGCGGCGTCATGACCTACGAGCTGATCAACGACGAGCTCCGCCCCTTCCTCCACTAAGGAGGAGGGCGGAACCATCACCCAGAGCACCCGCCAAGGCGGGCCGAAGAAAGGAGAACGACATGATCCCCCTGCAATACATCCGGACCGACCGGAACGGCACCAAATACTACGCGGACTGGACCTGCCCCCGCTGCGGCGGAGCGGGCGAGGCTCAGAAGTGGGAATACACCGGGAAGATCTGCTGGGGCTGCGGAGGCACCGGCAGGAGGCCGAAGCCTCTGATCGTCAAGGAGTACACCCCTGAGCACGAGGCAAAGCTCGAGGCCCGCAGGAAGGCCAGAGAGGCCAAGAGGCTCGCGGAGAACCCGCCGCCCTCCGAGGAAGAACTCCGGAAGAAGGCAGACGAAGCCTGTCGGAACTGCTGGGAGTCGGAGGGCTTCAACCGCGACGGCGTCGGCTACCTGCACACCGGCGAGACCTACAAGAACAAGGACAAGCTGCAGGCCCGCCACGGCCGCTGGAACACCTTCCTCCACGGCTACGTCGTCAAGGAGCGGGTCGAGGGCCTGAAGGGCGTCGAGATCGTCGAGATCCACGCGCAGGACCTCTGCAACGTCCGCGGCTGGATAGACATCGACAAGGCGCTCGAGTTCGTCGAGCGCCGCAGATAAAGGAGGAGCATCATGCAGATCAAGATCTACCAAGTCAACCGCGCCCACGCTCGCGAGCTCGGCTTCATGAGCCACGAGTGGGCCACAAAACACACCGGCAGCCCGGACATCGACCGGGACGCCTACGACATGGTCTGGGCTGGTGAGCTCGACCATGAGGCCGGCCTCGAGGAGATCTACGAGATCTTCAACCTGAGGCACCCGGCAGACTTCCGCGGCCACAGCCTGAGCATGAGCGACATCGTGGAGCTGCCTGACGGCCTTCACTTCTGCGACAGCTTCGGCTGGAAGTCAGTCGAGTGGAAAGATCACACCAGAAAGGAGGAAACAAGATGAAGAAAAAGCACGCGCCCTACATAGCGTTCAAGCACGCGATCGCCGGGAAGGGTCTGACCTACAAGGACGTCGCCAAAGTGATCGACGTCACAGAGACGACCCTCATGCTGAAGATCAACGGAAGCTCCGACTTCTATCTCTCGGAGATCCGGGCGATCTGCTCGGCGTTCGACCTCGATCCGGCTATTTTTTTTGAGGCGTTCGTTGCTTAAACGATGACGGGGGTGTTCGACGTGAAACAATGCGACAACATTGACACCGAGAAGAGCCCACAGGAGCGGGTCGAAGCGATGGCCAAGCCGGTCCTCGCAGCGGTCCGGAAAGCCTTCGAGGATCCGGAAACCATGAAGGACTACAAGAGCTGGCTCGAAAAGAGAGCCACGAAACAGACGAAAGGAGCAACCGCATGATCACCATCAAGATCAACCCGAAGAAGCTCAGGAAACGCGCCGAGCGGTTCCTCACCGCCACCTTCCTGATCACCTTCTTCCTGCTGCTGGGCTTCGCCGGCAGCTACGAGGTCGGCGACGCGACGACCGGCCAGTTCTTCGCCCGCGTCCTGCCGACGCTGGCCGTCATGGGCCTGAGTGTCCTCGGCATGAACAAGATCGAGGAGAAGGAGGTCCGCCATGAGTAATCTCGCCGGGCTTCTGAAGAAGTACAAGGCAGTCGTCATGCTCGACACCGAGACCAGCGGCCTCGATCCTGAGACCAACCAGATCATCGAACTCGCAGCGATCCGCGTGGAGGCAACCGCCTCCGGAGGCCTGAGGATCGCGCAGCGGATGGACACCTTCATCCGCCTGCCGGAAGGCGAAACGCTTCCGGAGAAGATCGTCGAGCTCACCGGCATCACGGACGACCTGCTGGATCGCGAAGGCGTCAGAGCCGAAGCCGCTGCCGGCCAGCTCTACAACATGGTCAAGGACGGGCCGGTCGTGATCGCCGCCTACAACGCGCAGTTCGATCTCCTGTTCATCCGGGAGCTGCTGCGCGGCCGGAAGTTCACCGCGGACTTCCTCGACGTCCTGACGGTCTACAAGGACCGCAGGGCCTACCCTCACAAGCTGGCCAACGCGATCATCGCCTACGAGCTGCAGGACAAGGCCCAGAACACGCACCGAGCGATCGACGACGTGCTGGCCATGTTCGAGGTCATGAAGGCCATGGACGCAGAGCGAGAGGATCTCGACACATACATCAATCTGTTCGGCTACAACCCGAAGTACGGCGTCACCGGCGAGAGGATCTCCGGCGTTACATACAAGGCCCAGCAGTTCACGAACTTCATGAGACCGGCACACCTGACGCTGCCGAGCCTCTCACGCTGAAAGGAGCACAGACATGAACCCACAAACAAACGCCCGGAGAGCGGCAGCACTACGCCGCAGAAGGATGGCGCGGCGCCGCCTTCTCGCTCTGGCCACCATTGCCGCGATCGTCATCGGCCTGATCATCTGGCTGGTCATATCAATAGCCGGTAAGGCCACGTACACGCCACAGGACACGCCGAAGGCTGCAACCACAGAACCGCAAGGCGTAAGCTCAAAAACGCCAACGGTGGCGCCTGAGAGCACGCCAGAGAGCACACCAGAGCCCACCGGAGGCAGCCCGGCCTATTACTACATAACAGACGATGAACGGGCCCTGATCGAGCAGGTCGTCAGTGCAGAGAGTCGCGGCGAATCGTTCGAGGGGCAGGTCGCAGTCGCTCAGTGCATCCTGAACGCCTGCCTGAAGGAAAAAGCGGGCCCGGCCGAAGTGATCAAGAAATACAAGTACACCAAGAAACGAGTGGAGCCCACCGACAGCGTGAAGCTGGCCGTGTCTAAGGTATTCGACTACGGTGAGATGATCACGGACGAGCCGATCATCTACTTCTACAACCCTTCATTAGTGACGAGCGAGTTCCATGAGAGCCAGACGTTCGTCATCCAGATCGCAAACCATAAATTTTTTAAGGAGGCTGAATAATATGGCAACCAAAAAGAAGGCAGCACTCGCCGAAGAAGTGCAGAAGGCACAGGAAACCACCAAGAACGACGCACAGGGCGTCAATGAGGCAATTCCCGACCAGAAACCCACCCCGGAAGAAAAGGCGCCAGAAACGGAAAATACGAGCCCAGAGACGCAACCGGAAGCGGAAACCGTGCCGCTGACACTCGACGAACTGGAGGAGCTCATTCTCCCCGGAGACGCCGAAACCGAAGAACAGCAGCCGGCCAAGCGCTGGAGCATCACCGACGACGGATGCGCTGACTGGGCTCTGAAGAAGATCAAGGCCGAGAAGGACGAGCTCGATCGCCTGACCGAGCTGGCACAGGCTGAGATCGCTCGCATACAGGACAAGCTCGCGAGAGCTCAGCGCAGGTATGAGCAGAACACCGCATACCTGACGTCAATGCTCGCCATGTATTTCAACACAGTCCCGCACAAGGTCACAAAGTCCGGCCAAGAGAGCTACCAGCTGCTAAACGGCAAGCTCGTCCTGAAGCCGGCCGGAGTCAAAGCAGAACCGGACGACACCGCGCTCGTCGCATGGCTCCGCCAGAACGGCATGGAGGACATGATCAAGGTCGAGGAAAAGGCCAAGTGGGGCGACCTGAAGAAGAAGCTCCGCTTCGTCGGAACCGTGGCCACCATTGAGGACACCGGGGAGCTGGTGGAGGGCATAAAGGTGATTGAAACGCCGCCGCAGTTCTCGGTGAAGTTCTGAGAGGAGGAGAAACATGGCAACAGCAACGAAAACGCCGGCATCTGATCCGGCAGAAAAAAAGACAGACGCCGGAGGATCGAAAGACACCGGCGCAAAGATCTCTATCGACTACAAGGCCATGACACTCGCCCAGAAGTTCGCGCTGCTGCGCGAGGCCTGCCCGGAGATCGTGAAAAGGCAGCACAGCGATGGCGTCAAGTACAAGTTCGCGAAGATCTTCGACGTTTTTGAGCTCCTCGCTCCTGCGATGGTCAAGTATGGCGTCGACTGGGAGATCGTCAAGGAAGAAGCCACCCGGCACTACGAGAACGGAGACGCCATGTACTGGGACACCTACACGCAGCACACGAGAAACGGCGACCGCGTCGTCTGGGTGTATGAGGCGGATCTGACGCTTCGCTGGGTGAACGTAGCCGACACCAACGACACGCAGGAGGTCAAGCTCCACGCGATCGGAACCAACGACGGAGGCCCGGACAAGGCGAAGGGATCCGCGTGGACGTACTGCCTGAAGTATTACCTGTTCGAGAAATTCAACATCGACCAAGGCGAGGACGATCCGGACGTGTCAGACCACAGCTCAGAGCCTCAACAGAACGCTCAGAACGGCAGCCAGAGCAGCGGGCAGCCGCAAGGCGGGCAAACATACCAACAGAAGCAAAACGGGGCGCAAAACGGCTCTCAGGGGCAAAGACGCGCGGCCGGACTCTCAGAAGCACAAATGAACCGGCTATACAAGAAGGCTGAGGCGTGCGGCATGACCAAGGAAAAGACCGACGCCCGCGTCCGTGAGAAGTACGGGAAGAACGACCCGCACGAGCTCACGCGGCAGCAGTATGACGAGATCTGCAGCGCACTCGACGCGGCAGCAGCCAGAGCAAAGGAGGAGCAGCCATGCTGAACCACAGCGAAATCATGGGACGCCTGACAGCGGATCCCGAACTCAGATACACCGGCAGCGGGACGGCCGTCACGTCGTTCACGCTGGCCAATGACACCGGCCGCAAACGCGGAGACGGCAGCAGGATCACGAACTTCATCGACTGCGTCGCGTGGAGAAATCAGGCAGAGTTCGCGGCGAAATACCTCGCCAAGGGCCGCCTGATCGTGGTCGAAGGCGAAATGACGCCGAGAACCTACGACGACAAGAACGGAACCCGCCACAAGGTCACGGAGCTGGTCGTCGATCGCATCCACTTCGCAGACAGCAAAGGATCAGACAACTCAGGAAACCAGCAGGAGGCACCTGCATCATCAGCGCCGGAGGGCTTCATGGACGTCACAGACGAGGACCTTCCGTTTTAACTCAAAAGCGTCCGCAGGACGTCCGACGGACGTCCACGGACCGAAGAAAGGAGCAAGCACATGGCATGGCTAAAAATTGACCAGACGCTCCGGGACCACCACAAAATATGCGACGCAGCGGACGAGCTTCAGGTGGATCCGGCACACATGACCGGCATGATGGTCCTCCTCTGGCTCTGGGCGATCGACAACGCGCCGAGCGGATCGCTGGCCGGGGTCTCGGCCGGCACGATAGCACGCGGCGCACAGTATGGAGGCGACCCGATCGCCTTCGTGGAAGCCTTAAAACAGCAGGAATTACTCGACGAAGGGCCTGAAGGGCTTCAGATCCACGACTGGGAGGAGCACGCAGGCAACCTGATCGACCGGAGGCAGAAAGACGCCAAGAGGAAGGCAGCGGAACGCGCCGCAAAGAAGGCAGCAGAGCCCGAAACGTCCGAAGGACATCCGCAGGACGTCCGCGAAAAGTCCGCACCCAGAGTAGAGCAGAGTAAGAGTAGAGAAAGAGTAGAGAAGAATAATACACCTCCTGACGGAGGTGAGTCAGAACCGGCCGATCCGATCCCCTTCGAGAAACTCCGGATCCTCTGGAATGAGACCTGCCTCTCCTACTCAAAGGCGAACGGAGTGAACGGAAACCGCCGCACACTGCTCGCGGCCAGATGGAAAGAGCACGCGGATCTCGACTGGTGGGCCAAATACTTCGCCAGAATTGAGGCCAGCGCCTTCCTGAAGGGAAAGAACGACCGCAAATGGAAAGCGACGCTCGACTGGATCCTGAACGCTGCGAATATGGACAAGATCCTCGAGGGCAAATACGACGAGAAGGAAGGAGGCGGACAGCATGGGCCTGACACCGATCAGCGAGCTGCTGGGGACTACACCAGAGGCTTCAAAGACTGAGTCGAAGTACATCTTCTGCACGGATCCGGCGGTCAAAGATCTCCCGGACACCCCGAAGCCGGTCCCCTGCGAGTTCTGCGGGAAGGAGCGACTCGTGAAGGGCTTCCGCTTCGGCGATCGGATCTTCTGGGCTCCCTACGGGCCCGAGCGCTGCGACTGCGAGCAGGCCGTCGCCAAGTACGAGGCCGAGCAGGCCGAGAAAAAGGCCCGGGAGGAGGCGGAGCGCAAAGCCGAGGAGGACAGACGCATGAAGGAGCGCGTCCGGAAGATCATCGGCGAGTCCGGCATGGGCGAGCGCTTCCTCCGGAGGACCTTCGACACCTTCGAGATCACCGAGGAGAACCGGAAGGCAGCAGCCACGGCCAAGCGCTACGCGGACGCCTTCGAGAGCCTGCTGCCCTCTCCGGGATCCCCGGAGCCCGGTCGGAACGGCCTGTTCATAGCAGGCCCGCCCGGGACCGGCAAGACACACCTCGCGGCAGCCATCGCGAACGAGCTGATCCACAAGGGCCGCCCGGTCATCTGCATGACGATGATCGACCTGCTCGAGAGGATCAAGCGGACCTACAACACGGCCGGCACCGACGAGGGCAGCGTCCTGAAGATCTACAAGACGGTCCCGCTCCTGATCATCGACGACATCGGAAAAGAGCCGCCGACCGAGTGGGCGATCTCGACGATCTACAACATCATCAACGGCCGGTACGAGGCGTACCTGCCGACCATCATCACCACGAACTACGACACCGACGCGCTGATCCAGAGGATGACGCCCCGGGACACCCGGGACGACACGACCGCGAAGGCCACTCTCGACCGCCTCATGGAAATGTGCAGAGGCGTAAACCTGACCGGCGACAGCTGGAGACGGAGGTGAAGATGGACGGAACTGAGAAAACGCTGAAATCTGCGGGGGAGGGGTACTCATTGAACACCCTCTACAACGAGGACTGCATGGACGCCATGAAGCGGATCCCGGACAAGTTCTTCGAGCTCGCGATTGTTGACCCGCCCTATGGCATCGGCATCGACGGCCAGAAGTTCAGCGTCAGCAAAAACCCGAAGCACAACCGGAAACTGCACGAGAAGAAGGCGTGGGACCAAGGGATCCCGCCGGCCGAGTACTTCCGGGAGCTCGAGAGGATCTCCGTCAACCAGATCATCTGGGGCGGCAACTACTTCGTCGAGCACCTGAGGGAGGGCCACAAGGGCTGGATCGTCTGGGACAAAGGACAGCACGGACTCACGATGTCAGACTGCGAGCTCGCCTACTCCTCTTTCGACTGCCCGACGCGGATCGTGACGATCAACCGGGTGGAGCTGCTGAAGGACGGGACCTTCCACCCGACGCAGAAGCCGGTCAAGCTCTACGAGTGGATCCTGCAGAACTACGCGAAGCAGGGCGACAAAATCATCGACACACACGCAGGCAGCGGAGCGAGCTGCGTCGCCTGCCACCACATGAGGCTCGACTGGCTGGCCTTCGAGATAGATCCGGACTACTTCGCAAAAGCAGACCGCCGGATCCGGGAAGAACAGGCCCAGCTCTCGATCTTCGACTACATCTGAAGGAGGAACCCATGAGGAAAAAGATCTACATCTGCAGCCCGTGTAGGGGCAAGAACTACGAGGACAACATCGACAACGCGATCACATGGACCGGCGAAGTGTTCCGGCTCGGCTACCTGCCGGTCACGCCGCACATCTACTTCACACGCTTCCTGAGCGACGAGGACAACAAGGAGCGAGCCGAGGCGCTGGCCATCGGCAAGGAGCTCCTGCAGGAGTGCTCCGAGGTCTGGGTGTTCGGAGCTCTGGACAACCCGAGCGAAGGCATGAAGGGCGAGATCGCCCACGCGATCAGGCTCGGGATACCAGTCAGAGACGGCCACGCCGAGATCATGAAAAGGACCACGGAGCTCCGGATCCGGAAGGACATCCCGGAGGACGATCTGAAGAAGCTGGTCGAGGCCATGAAGAAGCAGCCGGTCACGCTCATGCAGCGGGAGCCTGAGCGCCACGTCATCGTGATCGAGATCCAGCGGATCTTCGGAGGCAGGTCATGAACACCATGAGCGCCGAGGAGTACAGACGGATGATCGCCGGCGCCCGTTCAAGGATCGCCGGCCAGACCTTCGAGGATCAGATCGCCGCGAGCCTCGTCTGGCATAAGGAGCGCGGGATCCTGAAGGCAGCCAAGACACCGGAGCCAATGAAACCGATCGGCCCGAAGCAAAAGGGTGGCCGCTTCACCGCCGTCTACGTGAAGGCCGCGCAGGTGGACTTCTCCGGAACCATGAGGGGAGGCCGCTCCGTCCGCTTCGAGGCAAAACAGACCGACACGGACCGCTTCGAGCGGAAGCGCCTGACCGACGAGCAGATGGACGACCTCCGGGGCCATGAGAAGCTCGGCGCCCTCTGCTTCGTGATCTGCTGCTTCGGCTTCGATCACTTCTACCGGGTCCCGTGGAGGATCTGGGACAACATGAAGGCCACCTTCGGGCGGCAGTACGTCACCGAGGCGGATCTGCAGGACTACCGGATCCCGTACACGGCCGGCGTCATCAAGATCCTGAGCGGGATCGTGAAGCCGGACGACGGCGATCTGGTCTACGTTCCGGACATCTGCGTCGTCTGCGGCGAGTACGCCGGAGAGAGCTCGCACATCTGCCCGAGGTGCAAGAAAGCGATCAAGGAAGAGGGCCTCCTATAAGAGCCCGGAAAGGAGCCAAACATGAACGAAATCACGAAAGAGACACGCCGTGAGAGCTATGACGCCATCCTCCCGAAAGTGAAGGAACGCGCCCGCCTCGTGCTCGAGACTCTGGGAGGCCGCAGCATGACCGTCAGCGAGATCACCGAGGAGCTGGTCAGCGCCGGCAAGATCCCGTACTTTAACCGCAACTACGTCGCCCCGAGGCTCACTGAGCTGAAGGACATGGGGATCGTCGAGACCTGCGGACGCCGCAAGGCGACCAGATCCGACGCCACCGAGGCCGTCTGGCGCCGCGTGGAGGTGAGAGCATGAACGACATGGGCTACTGCCGCAGCTGCGGCGCGAGGATCCGCTGGATCCGAACAACGGCCGGGAAGGCCATGCCGGTCAACGCGGAGCCGATCCGCTTCGAGAGAGGCGGCGGCCCGGAGACATTCGTGACGCCTGAAGGCAAGGTCGAGCGAGGCAAAAGAGATCCGGAAGGGACTCTGACCGGCTTCATCAGCCACTTCGCCACCTGCCCGCACGCGGACCGTCACAGAAGGAGGCCAACATGAGCATCTATCTGGGAAACCTGAGCACGAAAGACATCGAAAACCGACTCGGGATCCAGCTCACCGACGAGGAGCGAGACGCCTGCGAGGCTATGAGGGAACAAAACACCAGCAAGGTCCACAACAAGGACGTCTGGCACGCCTACGACATCCCCTTCGTGATCGCCTGCGGATCCTATGAGGTCGCGCTGAAGCTCCGCGACATCTTCGGACCATACTCCGGGCAGATGAAGGGACAGCTACAGATCTCCGGAGACTGGGACGGAGCACCGGTACCAAGAAGGAAGGAGGCAAAGCATGAAGAAACTGCTCGCCATCACCATCGCTCTCCTGCTGATCCTCGCCGGCTGCGGAAAGACCGCGCCGGATCCGGCGGCACCTGAGGAGACGGAGCCGGTCTACCGCTCCGAAACGATCGACTGGCTCACGGTCGGCATCCAGATCGGCGAGGAGGGCTACTACTCCACCTACGCCGGCGCGGAGATCTCATACCTCGGCGACGAGATCGTCGACATCGTGATCTACGACCCGGTCCTGCTCGCCTACCACGTCTCCGAACAATGGAACCAAGGCGCGAGGATCTACGACGAGGCTGAGATCTCTGAGATCCTCGACCTGCTCAAAGCTATGAACAACCCGGACCTGCAGGAGATCATCGAGAGGCTCGAAAAGGGCCTCCTCCTGACAGAGGCCGCGACCTAAGGAGGGAAAACCATGAACAGAAACGAAAACAGCAGCAAGGCAGCAGGCGGCGGCGTGGGCTTCTGCGGCCTTCTGGGCCTCGCCTTCATCATCCTGAAGCTCACCCACGTCATCGAGTGGAGCTGGGTCTGGGTGCTCTCTCCTCTCTGGATCCCGCTGGCCATCACGGCCGCGTTCTTCGTGATCATCCTGCTGGTCATGCTCGTGAAGATGACCGGCAAGGTCGTGAGCGACGAGCTGAGGAAGAAATGAGGAGGACGAGCGCATGAAAAAGACCAAAGCAGAGACACCGGCAGACAACCTTCAGACGCAGCCGAAGGCGTGGGCGGACGGGATCCCCGTCTATTGCGCCCACGACGCGATCGTGGCCCTCTCCGACCTGATCCCAAACCCTCAGAACCCGAACCGGCACCCGCCCGAGCAGGTCAAAAAGCTCGGCGCCGTGCTCCGCGGGAACGGATGGAGAAACCCGATCACCGTCAGCACCCGCTCCGGCATGATCGTGAAGGGACACGGCCGGCTTCTGGCTGCAGAACTCGAAGAACTCAAAGAAGCGCCGGTCGACTACCAGAACTATGAGAGCGAGGCCGCCGAGCTGGCCGACCTCTGGGCCGACAACTACATCGCCGAGCTGGCCGAAACGGATCAACAGCTCGCCGCGAACCTGCTGGCCGGCATCCAGACCGCCGGAGCCCCTCTCGAGCTCGCAGGATCCTCGCAGGAGGAGTATGACGCCATCGTCGACGCCCTGACCGCCGGATCCGGCGAGGAGGATGACGAGGACGAGGAAGAAGGCAGCGAAGCCGACGACGAGGCCGGAGAAGTCCCCGAAGAACCGGTCACGATCCGCGGCGACGTCTGGATCCTCGGCCGGCACCGCGTCATGTGCGGAGACGCGACCAGCAAGAGTGACGTCGCGGAGCTCCTCAAAGGCGCCCAGCCGGAGATCCTGATCACGGACCCGCCCTACTGCAGCGGAGGCTTTCAGGAGGGGGGGCGTTCGACGGGATCCATCGGGACGATCCGGACGGACAAGAACGGCAAACAGATCGAGGTGAAGATCGCGAACGACACGCTCAGCACCCGAGGGTATCAGAGCCTCATGAAGGCAGCCCTCGAGAACAGCCCGGCGACGGTCGCCTATATCTTCACCGACTGGCGAATGTGGGTATATCTCTACGACATCGTGGAGAGCTGCGGTCTGGGGGTGAAGTCGATGATCGTCTGGAATAAATCGACGCCCGGCATGGGAGTCGGATGGCGGAGCCAGCACGAGCTCACCATGTTCGGCCTGAAGCGGAAGCCCAACTGGGACAACCACAAGGGCTACGGCAACGTCCTCACGATCGGCCGCAGCGGCAACGAATATCACCCGACCCAGAAGCCGCTCGAACTGATCGCCGCGCTCCTCGACAACACGGCATGGGCCGAGGGCGTGCTCGACTTCTTCGGCGGATCCGGGACGACCCTGATAGCAGCCGAGGACGCCGGCCAGCCCTCCTACATCATGGAGCTGACGCCCGGTTACACCGACGTCATCGTCGAGAGATACATCCGGCACACCGGAGACAGAAACGTGAAGTGCATCCGAAACGGGAGGGAGCTCAGTCGCTCGGACATCGAGCCGCTGCTCGCCCGGGCAGACGAAGGAGGTGAGAACGGATGATACACCCGGAAAGACATGGATAAGGAAAGAGAAATGTCACCAGCTGAGAGAGCCAAGAAGCGCCTCACCGCCTTCCGGGATCTGCAGCAGACCATCGACTTCAAGACCGAGCGCCTCGAGCGCATGGCCAAGAAGCTCACCAGCGTCGGCAGCCCTCAGATATCCGATATGCCGAAGGCACCGCCCGGATCCGGAAACGACCGCATGATCGACGCCATCTGCAGGAAGATCGAGCTCGAGCAGGAGATCCAGCAGGACATCGCCAAGGAGCGGGCCGAGTACGACGCGATCCTCCTGATCACGAAGGCCATGACCAAGCCGGACGAGCAGGCCGTGATCCAGCTCCGGTACCTCGACGGCGCCAAGTGGGAAACGATCGCCGCGGCGCTCTACTCCACCCGGGACGACTACGAGACCAAGGCCGACTACTACCTGAGGCAAACCTTCCGGAAGCACGGCACGGCCCTCCTCGGCTTCGCTGCAGCGGAGGACGAGCTCATGGAAAGGAAGGACAAAGGCGTCGGAAAGAAGGCCGCACGGGGCTCCTGAGGCGTTGACATAAAAAGACACCCAAATGACATTGAAAGAGACATAGGCCCCGTGCTATCCTATACGCTGAACAAAGTCCGCAGGACGTCCAAAGGACATCCAAAGGACAACACAAGGACAGGACCAGAAAAGGCGTCCGGAGATCCACAAGATCCCCGGGCGCTTGCTTTTTGCGCGGAAGGAGGTGAAGGCCATGGCCAAGGGAGCGGGATGGTCACAGGGCTCCATCAACATCGCGATCGAAGGCGCCGAGGATCTGAAGGCCAAGCTCGAGAAGATGAACAAACAGAGCGAGACCGTCGTGAAGCGGACCGTCTCCGACTTCAAGAGCCGAGCCCCCGCATGGGTCAGCGCGGCCGTCACCGAGTACTACGCCATCAAGAAGTCCGAAGTCAAGGGCGCCATGACCGGCGTGAAGAAGGGCATCGGCAAGATCAAGGTCGCCGGCGTCACCGTGGACGAGATCAGTCTGGTCTACTCCGGCCGGCTGCTCACGCCCACGCACTTCAAGATGAAACCGTCCACCCCACCAAAGAAGCGGGCCAAGGACACCCGGCTGATCCCGGGGCAGAACATCAAGAGCGAGACCGCCGGAGACGTGGCCACCGTCACACCGCTCGCGCCCTATCAGGTGAGCGCAGAGATCAAGAAGGGCAAGCGCGTCACGTTCCCCGGGCAGGTATTCCTCGGCACCAACAAGGGCGCCGGCTACATCCCCTTCCAGCGCGAGAGCGATGAGCGGACGGACATCAAGAGCATCAAGACCGTGAGCATCCCGCAGATGATCACGAACGAACAGGTCGGCGAGGAGATCAAGAAGAACATCGACGAAGGCCTCGGGAAAAGACTCGAACACCACCTGCAGCAGGAGCTCGCCAAGAAGTGAGCTCGGCAGGAGGCCGCCCGCCCAAGCGGCCGACGAGCCAAGGCCAGAGCCCGAGGCCAGCCACGGCCGAGGGGCCACCCCCGCCCCCTCCGACCGGCGGCGAGGAAGATCCGCCCGCAATTTTTTTGCGCGACGCCGCGCCGCGGGTCCTTCCAGCCGCCTAAAACGCCTGCGGTGCTCGCGAGCCCAAAAATCGCGCAGACGCCGGAAAGTTTTTCGGGCGCTTTACTTTACCGCAAGGAGGCCGAGGACGCAGCAAGGAGGTGATCGGATGGCCGAGAGAAAGAAGCCGGCCGAGTCGCCCGGCTACGTCAAAGCGAAGGACGTCGCGGAGCTGCTGGACATCACGATCCAGCGCGTCGGACAGCTTCGCAAGGAGGGCATCTTTAAGCAGTACAAGACGCCCGCCGGCGACCGCTACCTGCTGGTCGAGACCGTCAAGGCCTACATCCGGTACCTGCGTTCGCAGAACTCCGGCAAGGGCAACCCGTGGGAGGACCGGAAGGCGGAAGCCGAGGCCAACCTGAAGGAAGCCAAGGCCGCGATCGCCATGATGCAGCGCGAGGAGCTCGAGGGTCAGATGCACCGCAGCGAGGACGTCGAGGCGGTCCTCACGGATCTCGTCTTTGAGATCCGGAGCATGATCACCGCCCTCCCGGGCCGGCTGGCCATGGACACCGCCCAGATCAAGACACCCGAGGAGGAGTCGATCCGGATCCGGGACGAAGTGAACGAGATCCTCACCGCTCTCTCCTCCTACCAGTACGACCCGGAGCGCTTCAAGCGCAGGGCAAAGGAACGGAAGGGGGCGGAGATCATTGATGACGAAGAATAGGACGGCGGAGCTGGCCAGCCTGAACGCCGTGGTCGGCAAGGCCGTCAGAGCCTTCCAGCCGCCCGAGGTCCTGACCGTGGCCGAGTGGGCCGACAAGAAGCGCCGGCTCTCGCCGGAGACCTCAGCGGAGCCCGGACCGTGGAGAACGTCCCGGACGCCATACCTCCGGGAGCCGATGGAGGCCTTCACGGATCCGAAGGTCCACAAGATCGTCATGGTCGCGGCCTCTCAGGTCGGCAAAAGTGAATTCGAGCTGAACGCGATCGGCTACATCATCGACCAAGATCCCGGCACGATCCTCTACATCCACCCGAGCCTCGACGAGGCCCGGAAGTTCAGCCGGCAGCGTCTGGCCCCTATGATCCGGGACTGCAAGGCCATCCGGAACAAGGTCGCAGACGTCAAGGCAAGAGACAGCTCCAACACTATCCTGCAGAAAACATTCCCGGGCGGGTCGATCACGCTGATCGGATCCAACACGCCGAGGGCGCTCGCTTCGACCCCTGCCCGCTACATCATCGGCGACGAGCATGACCGCTGGGCCAAGAGCGCCGGCGCCGAGGGCGACCCGTGGGAGATCGCCGAGCGGCGTCAGACGACGTTCTACAACCGCAAGGCCATTGACATCAGCACGCCGACCACAAAGGGGGCGAGCAGCATCGAGATCAGCTTCTACAAGGGCACACAGGAACGCTGGTGCCATCAATGCCCGGAGTGCAGCGAGTACTCCGAGATAGAGTTCGCCAACATCAAATTCGACCCGAAGGTCGCCAAGATCGGCGGCCGGAAGGTTTATAGCCTGAACGGGCCGATCTCATGGGTCTGCCCGAAATGCGGCTGCCTGATCCCAGAGGAGACCATGAGGCAGCAGCCGGCGAAGTGGATCGCCGGCAACCCTGAGGCCTACGAGTCCGGCGTCCGGTCCTTCTGGCTGAACGCCTTCTCCTCTCCGTGGACACCGTGGTCGAAGATCGTCATCGCCTTCCTCGAAGCGAAGGATGACGCCCTCCGGCTGAAGGTCGTCTGGAACACCCTCCTCGGCAAGCTCTGGGAGGAACGCGGAGATCTGGCCGACGAGGACACCATGCTCGCCCGGCGCGAGGACTACGGCAAGAACGAGGACGGCTCCCCCGTGGAGCTGCCTGACGGCGTTCTGGTCCTGACCATGGGCGTCGATACTCAGGACAATCGTCTCGAGTATGAAGTGGTCGGCCATGGCCAGTACGGCGAGAGTTGGGGCATCAAGCGCGGCTTCATCATGGGCCGGCCGGACACGGCCGAAGTCTGGGCGAGGCTCGACGACATCGTCCAGCGCGTCTACAAGTTCAAGAACGGCCGAGGGCTGCGGATCTCGATCACGCTGGTCGACTCCGGCGGACACTTCACACAAGAGGTCTACGAGGCCTGCAGGGCGCGGCAGCCCTTCAGAGTGTTCGCGATCAAGGGCAAGGGCGGCGAGGGCTACCCCTTCACGAGTCCGCCCTCGAAGGTCCCGATCCGGGAGAACAAGGCCGTCACCTGCTGGCTCTACACCATCGGCGTCGACGCCGGCAAGGCAGCGATCATGAGCAACCTGAAGGTCGGCGAGGCCGGCGCGAAGTACTGCCACTTCCCCAAGGAGGAGGCGGCCGGCTACGACGTCGAGTACTTCAACGGCCTGCTCAGCGAGCACCTCGTCCTCACCAACACAAAGCGCGGGACGCGCTGGGCGTGGGAAAAGCTCCCGGGCCATCAAAGGAACGAGCCGCTCGACTGCCGCAACTATGCGAACGCCGGCCTCCGGATCATCAATCCGGACATGGACGCCATCGAGCGCAGGCTCAAAGGCGCGGATCTGCCTCCGAAGGATGCAGCGCCGGCGCCGCAGCAACGACGCCGGACCAGAAAGATCCGGACGCAGAACAACGACGACTGGTAAGGAGGGAGACCATGGCAAGAGACATCACAGAGCTCCAGGCCCGCCTCGATTTCAAGCGCGAGGCGCTGACAAAGGCCCGGCAGGCATACATCGACCTGCTGGACGGGAACGCCCAGTCCTACACAATCGGCAGCAGGAGCCTCACTCGGCTCGATCTCGACAAACTGAAGGCCCACATCAAGGCCCTCGAGAACGAGGTCGACGAGCTCGAGGCAGAGATCGCGGGCGGACGCGCCCGCAAGTCCGTCGGCGTGATCCCGATGGACTGGTAAGAGGTTATACGAAGCGCAGCGTCTTATAACAGGCGGACCACCCCGGAGAGTTTTGGCTCCTTTACTCTCTGGGGCCCGCCATTTTTTTCGAGAAGGAGGTGAGCACCATCGCAAGCGAGAAACAGAAAAAGCCCCGGGAGCTCCCTGAGGAAACACCGAGCGCGAAGCCGGCAGCACCGCGCCCCAAGAACAAAGGGTACGGCGAGGCCGGAGCGAGCAGACGCAAGAAGTCGCTGAAAGGCTTCACGGCAAGGAGCGGGTCCCCGCGTGAGGACATCGACTGGAACAACGCCACACTAAGGCAGCGCGGCAGGATGCTCAGCATGAGCACTCCGATCGCCAAGTCGGCCATCACAACGAACAGGACCAACGTCATCGGAATGGGTCTGCAGCTCAAAGCCAAGATCGACAACGAGACGCTCGGCATGACTCCGGAGCAGGCCGCAGCATGGCAGCGGCACACCGAGGCAGAGTTCGCCCTCTGGGCGGACACAAAGAAGGCCTGCGACGCCACCGGCGTCAATGACTTCTATGCCATGCAGCAGCTCGCCTTCAGCTCATGGCTGACAAGCGGCGATAGCTTCGTCGTGATCAAACAGGCCAATCCGACGCCGCTCCTGCCCTACGCGCTGAGGCTCCACATCATCGAGGCGGACCGCGTCCGGACCCCCGGAAAGACCGGGACCATGATGACGGACGGCGAAGCCGAGAACGGGAACAGGATCTTCGACGGAGTCGAGGTCGACAAGAACGGCGCCATCGTCGCCTATTACGTCGCGAACACCTACCCCGGAGAGATCGGAAGCGTCCCCGAGGAGTTCGTCCGCGTCGAGGCATACGGCCCGAGGACTGGGCTGCCGAACATCCTGCAGCTCATGGAGAGCGAACGCGCTGACCAGTACAGAGGCGTCACATACCTCGCGCCGGTCATCGAGCCCCTGCTGCAGCTTCGCAGGTACACCGACGCGGAGCTCACGGCCGCCAACATCGAGAGCTGCTTCGCGGCCTTCGTCAAGACGACCGCCGGCGCCTCCGACAACCCGTTCAACGAGGTCGGCTGGGGCGAAGTCGGCGGAGCTCCTGCGGGTCAGGAGGTCAGCAGAGATCCGAACGAGTACGAGCTCGGCGCTGGGACGATCAACTTCATGGAGCCCGGCGAGGACGTCGTCTTTGCGGATCCGAAGCGACCGGCCAACGGCTTCGACGCCTTCGTGACGGCCGTGGCCACACAGGTCGGCGCCGCGCTCGAGATCCCGAAGGACCTGCTCCTGAAGGCCTTCAACGCGAGCTACTCCGCAAGCCGCGCCGCGCTGCTCGAAGCGTGGAAGGCGTTCCAAATGAGGCGGAAGTGGTTCACGATGGACTTCTGCCGGCCGGTCTACGAGATCTGGCTGAGCGAAGCGATCGCAAGAGGCAGGATCCTCGCGCCCGGATATTTTTCCGACCCACGGATCCACAAGGCCTACCTCGGCAGCGAGTGGATCGGACCCTCCCAGGGTATGCTCGACCCGACCAAGGAGATCGAGGCGGAAGCCATGGCCATCGAGCACGGCTTCAGCACTCACGAGCAGAGCACGATCCGCCTGAACGGCGGCCAATGGCAGGAGAACGTCACGCAGCTCGACATCGAGCGTCAGCTCCTCCGGGAGCACGGCCTCGAAAACACCGCCGCGCCGGATCCGATCACGGCAGCGATCGGCGCCATCACGGCAGAGATCACCAAGAGAGTGAAGGAGGAACTGAAACATGAACAGCTTCAAGACCCGCCCGACAATTCTGGCCGGGGCTAAGGCTGCAGCCGGATCCGCGGCGAGATGCTGGAACATCGCGAGCGTCTCCGAAGATGAGGGCGAGATCGTCCTCTACGGCGACGTCGTCAGCCAGCAGCCGATCGACTGGTGGACCGGAGAGCCTGAGCCCGGCCTCTACATCACGCCCGAGGGCTTCATGGATGACCTCGCGGCCGTGAAGGGCAAGAGCAAGATCACCGTCAAGCTGAACAGCTGCGGCGGCGATCTCTACACCGGCATCGCCATCCATAACGCCATCAAGGCCCTCGGCGCCCACGTCAACGTCGTGGTCGAAGGCATCGCGGCCTCCGCGGCGAGCGTCATCATGTGCGCGGGCGACACCGTGCAGGTCTACCCGGGCAGCCTCGTGATGATCCACGAGCCCGCCTGCACCGTGGTCGACTACTGCAACATCGACGACCTGAAGGCGATCATCAAGATGCTGAACGCCGGCATCGACGCCACGGCCGAGATCTACGCCGTCAAGACCGGCGACGAGGTCGACCACCTCAAGAGCATGATGCACAAAGAGACGTGGATGACCGGCAAGGAAGCCATCGAGAACGGCTTCGCCGACGAGCTTCTCTCCGGAGCAGATCCGGACATGAAGATGATCGGCAAGGACGTCCTCATGGTCGCAGGCGTCAGGCACGACGTCAGAGGGCTCCACATCCCCGAGAGCCTGAACATCACCCGTATTTCCGCAGCCTCTCCCAAAGCTGCCGAAATTAAAAAGCCCGGAGCGAAAGTGTCCGGAGCAAACGAAGAAGGAGGAACAAAGACAATGTTCAAAACCACCGAAGAACTCAGAACGGCAGAGCCGCAGCTCGTTTCTCAGATCGAGGCTGCTGCCGCTGCTGAGGCCGTCGCCAACGAAAGAAAGAGACTGCAGGGCATCGACGAGATCGCTGCGACCGTGGGCGACACCGACATGGTGCAGGACGCCAAGTATGGCGAGGGAGCCTGCACCGCTGAGCAGCTTGCCTTCCGCGCTATGCAGAAGCAGGCCAAGCTCGGGATCACTCACCTGCAGAACGTCGCGGCCGACAACAAGGCCTCCGGCGCTCAGAAGGTGGAAGCAGCCGCCAGCGATGCTGACGGAGACAAACCGCTGACCAAAGAGCAGCGCAGGGCCGCAGGCCGCGAAGCTGCGAAGGCAGCCATGAAGAAGGAGGGCTAAACAATGGCACGCAATCTCAACAGAATGGTCGACACCATGACCTACGACGGCCTGATCTCCGGCCTCACTCCTGAGGCGAAGGTGAAGGGCGTCACCATCCGCAAGCTCGGCGCCGCTGCCACGCTCGTGCGCGGCACCATCCTCGCTAAGAGCTCCGGCTCCGCCGGCGATGACAAGTACGTCATCCTCGGCACCACCGCAGCCAGCAACGAGACCCTGACCGCCGACTGCATCCTCGCCGACGACATCGACGTCGGCACCACCGACGACGTGAACGCCGCCGTCTATGACATGGGCTGCTTCGACCCCGCGAAGCTGACCGTCAAGAGCGGCTACACCATCACAGAGGCAGACAAGGACGTCCTGCGTGAGCGCGGGATCTACCTCGCGGCCAAGTCTGCCATCTAAGACAAGGAGGACAAAGAAATGGCACAGAATATCGACTTTTTCGACACCTACTACCTCGCCGGCATGGCTGAGGAGATCGTCCCCGACACCACGTTCTTCCGCGATCGTTACTTCGGGGAGACCGACGAGTTCGCCACCGACAAGATCCTCGTCGAGTTCATGGACGGCGACCGCAAGATGGCCCCGTTCGTGGATCCTCGTGCGGGTGACATCCCCGTCGACCGCAACGGCTACGAGCTCCACGAGTTCGAGCCGCCCCTCATCGCTCCCTCTCGTCTCCTGACTCTGGACGACCTGAAGAAGCGCGGCTTCGGCGAAGCTCTCTACGCGAACAGCACCCCCGCTGATCGCGCCCGCAAACTGCAGATCCGCGACCTGACCGACCTCACCAAGCGCATCGTCCGCCGTGAGGAGTGGATGGCCGCCCAGACCATGATCAACAACGGCGTCACCGTTCAGGAGTACATCGACGCAGCGACCACCGGCCGCAGCCTGCCGATCTACTTCTACGACACCACCGGCAGCAACCCCGGCATCTACACCGTGAGCCCCGTCTGGTCCACCTTCGCGCTCATGCAGGCGGACGTCATCGCCATGTGCGACAGCCTCGCGGAGTCCGGACTGCCCGCGACCGATCTGGTCCTCGGCTCTACCGCATGGGCTACGATCAAGAAGTTCAGCGACCTGCAGAACCTGCTCGACAAGCGCCACGAGTTCATCGGCGACCTCGAGGCCCGCATCGCCTATCCGGGCGTCTCTCACGTCGGCCAGCTCGACTTCGACGGCTATATGCTCAACATCTTCGTCGCCCGCGAGCGCTACAAGGCGGACAACGGCACCGCGACCAGCTTCTTCCCTGCGAAGTCCGCGATGGTCACGGCTCCCGGCTGCGGCAAGCGCTACTACGGCGCGATCACTCAGATCCCCTACGGCTCCGACGAGCCCGAGACCTTCACCGGCCAGAGGATCCCGAAGCTGGTCGTCGATCAGGACAAGGACACCCGCAAGTTCAGACTCGCGTCCCGTCCTCTCACCGCGCCCAAGAACAAGGCACCGTGGAGATACGCCGCGAACGTCGTCTCCTAAGAGCGGCGAGGCTGCAGCAAAAAGAAAGGAGCACAGCATGAAACAGATCAAAATCATCAACGGCACCTACGGCTTCAGACCGAACCCTCCGGCCGTCGAGCCTAAAACGCCCGACGACGTGCCCTTCTTCGTGGAGGACGCCGAGGCCGACCGTCTGGTCGCCCTGAAGGTCGCCGTCGTCGTGGAGGGAACAGCAGCACCGGCG